AAAAACTATGTTTTGAACAACTTGTTAAGGGAATGTCGTGTAGTGAAATCGCTAAAGCATTAAATATTAGTGAAAGGACTGTCCAAAATAGACGCAAAACCATTTATGACAAATTAAAAAACAGTGGTGTTTCATCTTTAGAAGAAAAAGGCTTACCTGTTATTAAATTGCAAATTTATATGCTTATTTTCCCAAATGGAAAGGTTTACATAGGCAAAGCAACAAGTCCTAAAAGGCGTTGGCGTGAGGGAAATGGTTATAAGCAAAATACTGAAATGTATGCAGATATTCAAAAATATGGCTGGGAGAACATAGAAAAGAAAATTCTTTATAATAATTTAAGCATAGATGAAGCAAAAAGCAAGGAAAATGAAACTATTGTTATATATAAAAGTTTTATGCCTGAATATGGTTATAATAAGCAAACAATAAGTTCATAAAAAAATTGATGGGGGTTAAAATGAAGACGAAAGAATATTACTATGATTATACTAGAGAAGCATATAATTACATAATGAGTAGTCAAATATTACGAAATCGTGATAAAAAGATATTAAAAGAATTGGTTGAGGGAAAGAAAACAAAAGAAATAGCATATAATAACAACTGCTCTTATCGTACTTTATGCACTAGAAGAAAAGAAATTTTTGAAAAGACTAAATGTTTTATGTAGTCTTTTTCTTTTTTTTTAAAAATTTCATAACTTTGCATAATTTTGCATAAACTTTGCAGTCATTTTTGACAAAAGGTATGTTATGATACACGCCAAAACGAGGGAAAATATGCAAGAAAAATTAAAAATTAAGGCTATATATGATGATTTTTTAGCCAATGTATCTTTAAATGACGAACAAATTAGAATATTAAATATGTATTTAAACAAAGAAAGTATACTTAAAATCAGTATGGAAATAGGCGTTAGCGAACGTACAATAGGCTATGAAATAAAGAAAATAAAGCAGTTATATGATGATTATTACAAGGTAATGATTACTAAGGCATATTTATTGCTATAAGGTTGCATTTGAGCAACCTTTTTCTATGTGATAATGTTTTTGTCAATAAGAATAGTTTTGACAGAAAGGAGACGTTTAAAGTTGAGTTTAAAACACCAATATTTACGTCTCTTTTTTATTTGAATAGGAGGAATATATGTATAATAACCCATACTATACGCAAATTACTTTAGATAGAATAAATGCTCAAATGGCAGAACTTGAAAAGATGAAACAACAGTTATCTCAACCTATGCCTCAGCCTACTAATCTTACACAAAACTTTCAATTAGCACCAAATAATAGAGAAGTAATAAAATATGCTAATAACATTGAAGAAGTACAAAAAGAAGTAATTGTAGGAGATACACCTTTCTTTAGTAAAGATATGAGCATTGTTTGGGTAAAAAATGCTAATGGGAACATTAAAACTTACGAACTCAGTGAAATGACATTTAAAGATGGAAAAGATTTACAAATAGACTTGTTACAAAGTCAAATAGATGAACTTAGAAAGGAAGTAAAACAAAATGAACGGAATATTTCAAATGCTTCTTCAACAAAAAATGCAACAGATACCAAAAGAAATGATGAACCAACTAGAAAAACAGTTGAAGATGATGAACCCACAAGCGTTTCAAAAGTATCAAGAAGCAAAAAAGAATAAAGAAAACCCTAATCAATTATTGAATGAAACTATAAATAATTTCAGCCCAGAGCAAAAACAACAATGGCAACAGATGATGGGTATGTTAAATCAGCAAACTCCTAGTAAATAGGCTAGAAGCCTGATAGGAGAGTATTATGCTAGAAATGATACTTTCCTATGAGTTTTCTAGCAACCCAAATATTTAGAAAGGAGAGAAAAGAATGAACGGAAATTCAGGTATTGTGCCTACAGTAGATTTAGCCACTAATAACAATGGCTTTGCTTACCCATACCCTGTTATGAATGGTTTTGGTGGTTATGGCAACGGTTTTGGTGGAGACGGTCTATGGGTTCTTTTACTTTTTGCTTTAATCTTCGGTAACGGAGGTTGGGGAAATAATGGTAATGGTGGTTTCTTTGGTGGAAGAGGTTTTGATGACGGCTATGCTTGGCTATCAAATGGTCAAAAAGATATTATGACAAATACTAATAATGGTTTTGACACATTACACTTATCTAATCAAATAGAAAACATACAAAGTGGAATAAGTGGTTTAAGTAATGAAATTTGTAGTTCTACTGCAAGTATAAACAGCAATTTATCTAACGGTTTCTATAATGCTGAAATAAGTGCTAATAACAGACAAGTGGCTGATATGAACCAAAATTTTAATAACCAAATTGCTACATTACAAGGCTTTAATAACTTAAATAACGCTCTTTCTAACTGTTGTTGTGAAAATCGCTTAGGTATTGCCAACTTAACTAGTACTATTTTAAGCGAGAACTGTAGTGATAGACAGGCAATAAGTGAGGGTGTTAGAGATATTTTGGCTAACCAAAATCAAAATGTACAGAGGGTATTAGACCAACTTTGCCAAGATAAGATAGACCAAAAGAATGATACTATCGCACAATTAAGACAAGAACTTCTATATGCTAGAGGTCAAGCAAGTCAAATTGAACAAACAGCAGAGTTAAGAAGAGGACAAGAAGCAGAGGTAGACGCTTTGTATAATCGTCTTCAAAATTGCCCTGTGAGTACTGTTCCCGTATACGGACGTCAACCTATCTTTACTTGCAACAATGGTTGTGGGTGCAGTGGGTACGGAAGTATCTATGGGACTAACATTTAATAGCATAGAGTAGAATACTACAAGCCTGATTACAGGAACTTGCTAACATATTCCCTTTATAGGGAAAACGTGAGAATAGGCAAGTCCTATTCTCTTTTATTAAGAAAGGAGAAAAAATGATACAAGCATTACAAATTACACCAGAAGTTTTAACTTCAAATACAGATAATATAAATTTCGATTTAATTGACGTTAGAGGAAGAAGTGCAAATTGTTGTGGTTGGCTTCAATATATGCAAGGTGGAAGTGAATTTACCATAATAGGTGGAGGGACTTTTGAAATATCTTTTAGTGCTAATGTAACTAGCGATACTGCTGGAATTGTGGCACTTGCATTAAAGACTGGTACTGGTACTGACGTTGAGGGTACTGAGGTGGACGCAGAAGTAACAACTGCTGGAAACTATATAAATGTTTCGCTTACTAAACTTATAAAAGTCTGCCCTCGTGTTAATACCACTGTAGCAGTCGGTTCAATACCATCTACTGTGACTGGAACTACTACATTAACAAATACTGTTACTCAAATTCCTACTGTCAAAGACGCTAATTTCATTATCAAAAAGATAGCATAATGAATAATACAATAAACAATTTATCTTTATTACTTCAAGCATTAAGTCTTGAAATCTTGTTTAAAGATTTCAATAATAGTGATTTAATGCAAGAACTTCAAAAGCAAGATAAAGAATATCTTGAAAGAATAATAGAACAGAATAAAAAGATAATTGAACTCTTAGAGAAAGGAGGACAAAATGGAAGAGAAAGTAATTGAAAGAACAGAAGAAAAAATAAAAGAAATACTAGATGAAGATATAAGCCCAAATAATTTAGATTATCTTTATAAATTGACAAAAATAAAACATATAGCAAAGGAGGACAAAAATATGAATTATGGTAATTATGGTAATTATGGCAGAAATTATGGTAACTATGGTAGAGATAGTTATGGTAATTATGGAGAATATGGACGTGGTGGAAGTTATGGAAGACGTGGCTATGACGCAAAATACCGTGGAGATGAAGAACTAGATAGAATGACTGGAGAGTATGGAAGATATATGGAAAGTCGTGAAAGATATGGTGCTAATGACCAAGAAACTGATAAATCTTTCCATTATATGTTAAAAGCACTTGAAGACTTTGTTATGGTTCTTTATGAAGAAGCAGAAACTCCACAACAAAAGCAACAACTATCTCAGGCACTTCAAAACAGTATGAGATAATATGTACAAGTTTTATAATGCCAATGCAGTTAATAGATATACTGATGACTGCGTTATTAGAGCAATTTCTTGTGCTACTAATAAGTCGTGGGACTATGTTTATGACTATTTAAGTGATATAGCACAATATGAGGGTACTTTATTTGATAAAAGGGACTTTGTAAGAAGTTATTTAGATAGGACATACCAAAGATTACCCATAACAAGAGGAACAGTAGGGTATATATCATATTTGTACCCTAAATCTATTTTGTTAATAACAATGAACGGTCACATTACTTGTAGTAAATATGGTACTGTATATGATACTTTTGACTGCCGTGACCGAGAAATTGAAAATGTTTGGCTGGTTAGTTGACTTTTTACGAAAAATATAATATTATTAAATATGTAAATGATTTTCAAACCTCAATTTGCGTGATTATCGTTTATGTAAAAAGACTAACTTCGGTTAGTCTTTTTCTTCTATATAAATTTCGCTTCTAGGGTTTTCTTTGTCGTATAGTACTCTAGTGCCGTCTACACTTTCAACTATAGAATAATTGTCGTCACTTAAGACTTTATACTTAACTAAAATGTCACAAGTGGCTTGTAAGAGGTTTGTAATATCACATTTTCGTTTAGTTTCCATATAATATAGCACTTTTAAATTAATTGGACAGTCTATTGGCTTATCAAGTTTGGGCATATACTCCCTACATTTCTTCTCATAATCTTGATAAGGTTTACTGGGAAGCATAATTGGGTGTCCTTTAACCATAACTATATTACCGTGGTTCTTCTTAGTTACAGGGTTAATCGGCACTATTATTTTTAACATTTTTAGCCTCCTTTAAAAGTCTAATTTTAAACTTCACTTTTTTGATTTCTTTATCTAATCTTTTAATCTTTTCAAATTGCTGATTTCTAACTCTTATGTTCATATAATACATTGAATTGATTACTCTTAAGGTTTTTCTTCTCTCTAATTCCAAATAAGACAACTCTTCAATTAAGTCGCTATTCTTCATAGTTTTATCTTATCATAATTTGACTGTAAATGTAAACTATGATAAGATTTTTTTAGATAGTGGGGGAGATACTTTTATGAGTTTAAAAGAAAAAAACAGAGATATACAAAAAGAAAATCAAAATCAACTTAGAGAACTTGAAGAATTTTATATTACTGGAAAAGTAGAAAATATGTTACAAAGTATTGAAGAAAAGAAAAAAGAACTTGTAGCAGATATGAAAAATTATGCAGAAACACACAGAGTTCCTATAAAATGGGACGAAGATGGAAACCCAACAGCATATAAATTAAATATTAACCCTTTAGTAATAAATAATTACTATTTTAAGTCTATAGTTCCTATTGGAAGTCAAGAGCCATTATATAATGCAGAAAAATTATCTATGGTATATGACTATTACTGTGACATTTTAACTAAAGTAAACGACTATATTGGTTATTTTCCTAGTTCACTTACTTCTTTCTGTAAATTAGCAGGTATTACTTTATCTACACTAAAATCATATAGAAATAGTAGTGACTTAAATATGAGAGTTATAGCCGAAAAGATATACGACCAAATAGGAGATGAAAATATAACTATGGCTCAAATGGACATAGTTAAGGAACGCTCTACATTATTCAAACTTAAATCTCAAAATGAAATGGTGGAAAAGGAACAGCCAAAAGTTAATATTAATATCACAGAAAAGCCTGATATGGAAAGAATAGAAGAGAGAATTAGTAAATATAAACGCTTTGCAACTAAAAAGGAGAAGAAATAATGCCAAATGAAGAAGATAAAGAACTTTTTAATGCAATAGATAATACTTTGACTATACTTGAAAATAATTTTAAATATAATTACGGAGAGAAAATACCTTATGAAGAGATATTTGAAATGATAAAAGACCTTTATGTAATGTTTAATAACTATGAAAGCCATATAAAAGAGTGTGGAAAACTAATTATCAAGCGTTATATACCTATTTTAGATTTGCTATTAGTAATAGACAACAATAGTGAACACCTTATGGAATACAACAAAATACTTAAATATGCCTATAAAATAGGTGCTAGAATAAGTTTAGAACATTATATGGTGTATCGTGAGTGGGACTTACCAGAAAAAGAGAAACTATTTGAACCTAGATATGAGATATTATGTGGGTATATTCATTACTTAGAAGAAATAGTCCTTAACCCTAAGTTTTATACGCTTGTATTTAATGCACCAAGTGGTTATGGTAAGAGTTTCCCAGAGAAAATTAGTGAAGCGTGGAGTTTTGGTATAGACCCAAGTGGTTCAATACTTGCTTTATGTTCAAACGACGACGTAGTAAAAGCAGGTTCAAGAAGTGTTATAGATGAGATAAAGAGTGACGCTTTTGGAGAAGTTTTTCCTAATATGAAGTTTGATGAAGATGACAAAAACTTCTTTCTTAAAGAAACGGACGAAAAGTGGAAATTAAAACAATGCAAATTGGCATATAGTTATTATGCCAAGACTACTAATGCAAACGTAGTTGGTTCTCGTGCTAATAGAAGAATACATATAGACGACTTATACCCAGACTATAAAGAAGCATTGAACCAACAATTAAATCAATATTACTTTAATAAATCACTTACAGTATGGGAAAAGCGTTATGTTCAAGATTTACACCCAAAAGTAGTTATCACTGGTACTTTATGGGCTAGTGGAGACTACATAGACCTTAAAATATCTCAGTTAAAGAAAGAACATAATTTTCATAAGCACCCAAAATATAAATACACTTTAGTAAGTGAAGACGAAACTTGCGTAATAATACAAGTTCCAGCACTTGATTATGAGACTGGAGAAAGTACTTGCCCAGAATTAAAGTCAACAGAAGAACTATTGAGAGAAAAAAATAACCTAGAAGAATATATATGGGAAACTAACTTTCAACAAAGACCTACAGACCCAGAGAGTTTATTCTTTAGTTATCATAGATTAAAGACTTATGACTTAATACCTGACACAGATTATAAAGGTTCTTACGCAGTAATAGACGCAACTCGTAAAAGTGGTAAAGACTTCTTCGCTATGCCTATATTTACTAAGGTAGCCAATGGAGAACTAATAGAATATTATTTAAGAGACTGCCTATTTACTAGAGAAGCAACAAAAGATATGTACGATTTCATAGTTGATAAGATAATAGAAAACCATATCATTTCTATTGTAATAGAAAGTAATGTCACAAGTGAATTATCTAAAGCAATATCAAACAAACTAGATAGTCTTGGAATAGGTTACTGTGAAATATTAGAAAAATATAATACAGTACCTAAACCTGTAAGAATAGAAACTGAAAAAGGAATTATAAAGAAACAACTCGTTTTCCCTAAAAAGGGAATGTATGGAATTAATACCGACATTGGTAAGTTTATGGACAATTTAACTACTTACAATGCAACAGGTATGAACCCTAATGATGACGCACCAGATAGTTGTGCTATGTTTTGTAGCGAGATTATTGAAGAAAATAGTCAACCACAGATAGCAGAACCAATTAAAGGAATAAGAGAATACTTTTAGTTATTCTCTTTTTTCTTGACAAAAAGTGCCAAATATTGTATGTTTTTGTATTGTAACAGGGTAAAACAATGGCAAAGGGGTGTTATATGAAGACTTTTGGACGTACAACCATTTATGCAAATTATACAGAAGAACAATTATTATCTGGTTCTAAGGAAGAACAAGGAGCAAGAGTTTTAGATATTCTTAAAAATAGTATAGATATTCACAATAAAAATAAGACTGATAGTTTATACTTAATTGCTTATTTATATGGAGACCAAGATATTAAAGACAAAGTTAAATTAACAAGAACTGACATAAATAATAAGAGTGTTGAAAACTGGGCTTATGCTTTTAAAGACTGGAAACAAGCGTTTTTAGTAGGTAAGCCAATTCAATATGCACCATTAGATGACACGGCAAATGAAGAGATAACTCTTTTAAATAAGTATGTAGGTTATGAAAATAAAGACCAATTAGACCAAGAGATATACGAAGACGTATTTACTGTTGGTAGAGGCTTTAGATATACTGCTGGTAGCCCAATGACAGATGACGACGAAGCACCATTTGATATTAGAAACTTAGACGTGGTTAATACAGAGGTTGTATATTCTAGTTCAATTAATCACGAGCAATTACTAAGTTTTGTAGTTACTAGTAAGAGATACATAGTTCAAGAAGTAAACCCAAATACTGGTAAGAAAGAACCACAAAATAAAAATTATAACGAATATACAGTATATACGAGAAATCGTAAGTATAGAATTGATGATAAAACTGGAGAATTAAGAATTGTAGATACTAAACCAATAATTGCAAATGTGCATTATATTAGCGAACTTTACTTTAATAAAAAACGTATGAGTTGGCTAGAAATAGGAAAAGATATATTTGACGACATAAATGACGTAGAAAACTTTGATAAAGATGATATACAAAGTTTTGTAAATGCAATAATGGTATTTACTAATGCAGAAGTTAATAAAGATAGTATGGACGCTATAAAAGAATATGGTGCTGTATCTATTAAATCAACAGACCAAAAGAAAGCGAGTGTAGAATTACTACAAAGCAGATTAAAGAGTTTAGATACTCAAATATATTACTTAAGAAAATTAAGTGCATTACATAGTATATTAAGTGTTCCACAAGCAACTAATAGTGGAGAAATAAGTTATGCTGAAACTGGTAAAGCAACTCTTACAGGACAAGGTTTTACAAGTTCAAGTGTTAGAGTTGAGAACGAAGAAAAATCATTTAAGAGATTTGATAGAAGCGTATTAAAAGTAATACTTAAGATATGTAAATTATCTAAAAATAGTGGTATTAAAAATCTTAAAGCAGGAGATATTGATATTAAGTTTAGTAGAGACCTAAGTGATAACTTACTTGTTAAAACACAAGCACTTATTAACTTAGCAACTGCTAAGATACCACCAGAGATAGCAAATGCAGTTATAGGACTATTTAGTGACCCAGTAGCAGTTACTAAATTACAAGAAGCATACATAAAAGAACAACAAGAGTTGCAATTAGAAATGCAAAATAGACAAAATCAAAATACTGCCATTAATAGGCAAAATAACAACTTAGAAGATACTGCACAATTAGATAATCAAGGGCAATAGCCCTTATATCGGGAGAGTATTAGACCTTGTTAGGTGCAATTCCTAATCTCCCGACCCCCTAATATGGGTAATATGGGTTTAGTTTAAAAGCAGAACGACCGTCTCCAAAACGGTAGAACTGGGAGCGTTACCTAGAACCTATGCCAAAAAAGGCTTTAACACTTGTGCGTTAACAAGTGTGAATATAAATATTCTCGTCACGTTTTGTTGGTTTCACGTTAAAAACTATTCGTTAATAAGGAGGAGATATTATGACAAGGGAAGAAGCAAGAAAAATCTTAGGAGAGGAGGCAACAGAGGAACAAGTTACAAATCTATTAGCAAGTTTCCACGGAATTGAGAAAACTAAAAATGATGAAATAAACTCATTAAAGGCTCAATTAAGTGAAAAAAGTGACTATGATGATTTGAAAAAGAAGTTAGATGATATTAACAAAGCAAATATGACTGAGCAACAAAAATTAGACCAAATGCTAAAAGAAGCAGAGGCAGACAGAAAGTTAGCAAAACTTGAAGTTAGCCGTGCTAAAGCGAAGTCAATATTAGCAGAAGTAAATATTACTGATGAACAAATAGAAGACTTGGTTAGTGATAATCTTGAAGAAACTATTGCTAAAGCAAATAGATGGAAAGATACAATTACTAATTTAAAAGATACTGTTGCAAAGGAAACTAAAGAAAGTTTAGTTAACTTAGACCTTAAACCAGATTTAAGCAACGTCCCACAGGGAGATGACGTTATGACTATTGAAAAGTTCAATAACCTAAGTGCTATTGAACAAGAAAAGTTCATAAACGAACACCCACAAGAATTTGAAAATTTATAATAGAAAAGGAGAGAA